CATCGAGATAGCAGATCTGCTTGTTGGCTTGGTATTCAGCCATCAGATCGTCGAATTCTGGATCGCTGGCAGAGTGAGCGTTGTAGCTGGTCTGAAACAATCCCGCTTCGGCCGTATCGGATTGAACATTATCGGCCGACAGATCGCGTCCCTCGCAGTGCCGCCCGCTCGACTCGCGCATCCCGCTTCCGAGCATGAACGCGTATAGGTGCCGAAGCGTGTCGATGCCAGCCATCTCATTGCTCATGCCCAACGCTTCGAATTCCTGCCAGTAGATATGCAGCGCATCCTTGTCGCTGGACTTGCGCGCCTTGGCCATGTCGACCGCGGCCGGGTGACCAGCCTTGAGCTTGCGATAGGTCTGCGCGAATGCGCAAGCCATACCCGTCGTATAGCCAGTCGGCGCCTTGCCGCGATCTTTCCAACTGTACTGCGCAATCGCGCTGCTATAGGCAATGAAGCAAATATTCATCTGATCCGTTTCGCTCAGCGGCTCCAGCGGCGGCGGCGCTGGCTCCTCTGGTGACGGCGGCTCACCCGGAAAAGGGCCGTGGTAGTCCTCCCCATTGATCCGCAGCAAAACGTCACCGGTCAGTTTCACCTTGAAGCGGACGATATGCTCGCAGTTCTCGTGGCCGACCATCATCGTATCGTTGACGTAGATGGTGACGTCGCCGAGCACCTCGCTGTTGATCTCGACGACATTTTCCTCCGTGTATTCCGGCGGCGGCTCCGTGACCGGCGGCTCGACCGGCGGCTGATCAAGATCTACGTTGCCGATCGCTTCGGCCAGGGCCGTGGTCATGGCGTCAAAATTCTGGTTCCAGTGCTGAGCGTCACAGCTCGAGTCTACGAAACAGCCCTCCAGCAAGATGCATTTCGCGCGAGTCTTGTTGAGTATGAACAAATTGGAGGTGTACTTGCCTCCCCGATCTGGCAATTCCAGCGCCGAGGCCATGGCCGTCGCGGTTTCCGCGGCCAAGGCGGATTGCGTCAGGTACCATGTTTCGCAGCCCATGCATTTGCTGGTGGTGGCGTTGGCGTTCAGGTGGAAACTGACGGCGATATCGTCGTCCCGCGTTCCGTGCGTGCCGTTGAAGGCAACGTCGTTGTGCCAGTCCGCGAGCCGGTTCAAGTTCTCGCTGGAATCGTCCGATATGTCGTCCCAATAGTACTGGGTTTCGACCTGAGCGGCATTGAGCTTGTCGGCCAGCGCCTTGGTGGCGCGTCGGGCCTCATCGACCTCATTCAAATAGCCGATCGCGCCCTGACAATCCATTGAGTGGCCGGCACTAATCGCGATTCTCATTTCTGACCTCCTTGATTGCATCGAGCGCAATGGCCCGCGCGCGATAGATCAGGTCGACGGCATCTTTGAAATCCTCGATCGCTTCTTCTTGTTCTAACTTACCGCCGCCGAGCCGCGTGCACAGCACGCCGAAGCGTCTAGCAAGTTGCTCATGCACAAAAGCATCCAGCAGTTTTGCGACGGCCTCGTGACTCATCTGCCGCCACACGAGTCGAGGATCTTGGCTTGATTATCCAGCAATGCTTTATACAAATTGTCATAGTGCTCGCGGGTATTGGCGCCCACCCAAGCAAACAATCCAAGCGCCACCAAGATGAACACGAGGAGAGCCAGCAGCACCGGGTTGCGGCTCAGTGCAGTGACTGTGGAGCTGGCGACATCGACTGGCCCGGTCATCGCCGTGGCACCCTGTCTGGAACAACAATATTGGGAATGCCAGGAGCGATCACATTGGCGTTGCCGCCCTGCGCGGGGGGCGTTCCCGGCTGCGGCGGATGAATAATCGGCGGTCCATTTGGGCCGACCGTGATGCCACCGCCTGGGCCAAACTGCTGTTCCTGCGGCTTGGGCGGGAAATAGTTCGGCGCGAATTGCTGCAGCTTCTGCTTGTACTCTGGCGAGAGCAGATAATAAGTGTCCCTCGCCATCTCGTAGGCATTGGTCGCGATCGAGCGGCTCAGGTCCTCGCGTCCCCTCTGCTCCTCGTACAGTCTTTCCAGCACCTCGACCCTCCGTACTACGGCCTGCTGCCTCTCGTCGAGCAAGACTACCTTGCGCGAGCCGCCTTCATCTAACTTGTTGATGATCTTGTCTTGGGCGTTATTGCGTAAGTCTATTATTGACTTTATGGCTTCGACCTCGCGATTGGCGCGAGCGATAGCCTCGTTCACTCGACCTGAGAGCTCCACTTGGTTCGCGTGCTCCGTCGCGAGCCAGAAGACGAGCCCGCCGAACTGCAGCAGCAGTCCGAATATGGCAGCCACCATCCCGAGAGAGACGCGTATTCCGCCATTGCCATCCATTCAGTCTTTCTGTTCGAGCTTGTGCGCTATCTCGGCACGGCGCTCGATCTCGGTCCTGACCAAGATGTAGGCCCGCCTGGCCTGCTGCGCCCCTCTGATTGCCCGTTCCGGCTGACCCGAGTCATCTTTCATCCATCCCAAGAACAAGTGCTGAAGCTGATCGTGATAGGCGTTGTCGAGCGCCTCCCGGTCCATCTCGACCAGGCGCGTGTCCCACGGCGAGGGCTTGCCGACGAGGGCGCCCTTCGGTGGCAGCTGGGGCTGTGCCTCGACGTTGCTGGAGCCAAGCACCTGAGCGGCCATGTAGAGCAGGAACAATGTCAGCAGCACCAGCACGATTGCCAGCAGGATGCGCTGCCAGAGGCTGAGGTGCTCCAGCGGTGGGATCATCGTGCCGCCAGCGCGGCCTCCAGCTCGACGACCCGCTTGCTGAGCTGCTGTACCGCGCCGACCAGCGTCGCCATCATGTTGTTTGGTTCGATGTTCCACATGGTCCGCATATCGTCGGGATCAACAACGGAGCCGATTTCCTCGCCCCTGTCGTTGAATCGCCGCTCGCTTTCCTTGTGGATCGGGAGCCCATCGTCGCCGATCCATCTGCGGTCCGACATTTCGCCATGGTCATCGCCTTTCATGACGAGATGTGGAGCTTGCTCGTAAAGCCGTTGCGCGACAAAACCCGCGGGCACCAACGGCGCATCGGGATCGTAAACGGGTTGGCCCGGCGTGCTGTGATCCTTCCAGCGGAATTCGTAGAGATCGATCGCGTCGATCATCGCCAAACAATCATGACTCGATGGCGCAATGTCCGCCTTGAGCCGCTCGTCCGAGGCGTTAGCAAACCCATAACTGGTGCTCCCGTCGACGACGCCATAGATGTAAGGACTCCCCCAGCTAAAGCCAAAATAGTTGCCGGTCCCAACTCCCGGGTAGGTGATGCCGAGGCTTCCTTGGTAGCCAACGCGTGTCGCACTCCATTTACTCCCCGCTTGCAATTGCCATTCGAGGGTAGAGCTCATCACATAGAATGTGCCGTCCGTCGCACTGCCAAACAGCCAACTACCAACGCTGTTGCTTGTTTGAATGAAGGCATTCGCATTGCTGGCGGCGTGTATGTAGAGTTGCGGGTAAGCAACACTTGCCGTCCCGACGTGGACCGTACCGGTCTGGCGCACGATGTAGAACGGCGTATCGATCCCCGCGCCAGCGTCGCCATAGCGCTGAATGAAAAAGTCGGAGCCTGCATTGCTGCCGGTTTCCGCCCCGTTGTTGGGCATGTAAATTTGCCAACGCGGTTGACCGCCTTTGTAGGACATAATCGAGCATTGATATGCGCCCGCCGCGCAAGCGAGATTCAGAGCGGGATTGCCCGCGTAAGCATTCGAGCCAACAGTGACAGCCCCGCCGCTGACTGTCACATTGCCCGACCAGTGCGGCGCGCTCGTCCATGCCAAGCTTTGTCGAGCATAAGTAAAGCCGTCGTTCGGCGCCTCGGGCATCGACGCGGGCCCGGTGCTCCCCTGCTGGCCCGGGGAGCCAGCGAGGTTGATGTTCCAATCGTTGTAATTGACTAGAGGCGTAACCTGCTCGTCGCTCATGTTTACTTGCCTCGGTTATCGCGCCAACCTTTTGTTACGATGTAGATGCCATTCGCCAGGGAAGCGCTCGCGCTGATCCAGATCGTTGCATTGACGGCATCGGTGCGGAAGTAAAAGTCGCCGGCAACCGGATATCCTTGCGCAGCAGTATTCGCCAGATCGGCATTGCCGCCAGGAGAGCCATAAGTGCTCCCCGGCATGTCTCCATGCGTAATCGTTAACGATGATCCAGTGGTTTGCGGGTTAACAAAATCGATGCAGAAATGCGCGACCGTCTTAATGCCCTTTGGCGTCGATATTGCAAACGCCGTCGCTGTTGTTCCGGCGCCACTGTTGGCGGTGCTGTTAATCGGCGGATTGAGATTGAAGTCGTCTCCAACCTGAATGAAGCCGAAGATGGTTGCGCTCGCCGTCGTCATCACCGAGCCGATGCGCCTGCGCTTGGTGTAATTCAGCGGCAGCGCCGGATTGGTCGCATTGGTCGATGCGAGAATGTCAACGACGAAGGTGTCCATTCGTTCGATCAGAAAGATATGATAGGTCGTCGCGGCCGCGATCGCGCTGCCGCTGTCGAGCGCGCCGTTCCCGCTGCCGACCGACCACGCGGCGTTGAGACTCTTGGTCATCGCCGCGGTTAGATTGATCAACGTCGTGAAGTCGTCCGACGTGGCCGCGCCCATGGCCACGTCGATCACCGTCGCCGGAGTGGTTGCGTCATTGGCGAGCGTGAGGCCGCCGATATAGCCGGGCAGCGATGGGAACACGACCGGCACGGCGGCAGCGCTGATCAGATCGACGTTCACCACCAGCGTGCTGCCCGAATAGCTGCTGACGAGGCCCTCCATCCAGGAGGTCGGCGTTCCGCTGGATGATAGCCGCACGCGAGCGCCTGTCGTGTAGGCGAGACCGGACTGGGTGAAGACGGTCACCGATCCCGTGGCCAGCGGAAGAGAGGTCGTGCTGGTTGCCTGATAGCCTGAGCCGATCGGGCCCGGGTTGCCCATGGGCCCTTGCGGGCCAGGACCACCGGTCGAGCCTTGCTGCCCCTGCACACCCGCGACGTTGATGTTCCAATCGGCGAACGTGCCGGCGCGCGGTTCTACCTGATCGTTCATCACTTGCCTCTGTTATCGATCCAACCGGTAGCCTGAGCGGAAAAGCCGCTGGCCAGCGCCGAAGCCGCCGTGACCCTGATCTGGCTCACCGTGTTGGTCCTGATCAGGTACTGGGCGCTCTGGCCGGTCACGGTGCCGAGGTTCCAGACGGCGGTTCCTGCCACCTCATCGGGCGACTGGATGTGGAGCGTGCCTGCTTGGTTCAAGGCGGCATCGATCCGCGCCACCGTTTTCACCCCCAGCGGTGCGTTGACGGTGAACAGCGTCCCCGCCGTTGCCACCGCCTGATTATTGACGTCCCACGCTGGCGACGTATTCCACCTGAACTCGTCGCCGAACTGCGTGAACGCGATAATCTGGCTGGAGGCACTTGTCTTGATGCTGCCGAGGCGCCGCTTCTTGTTGTAAATATTCGGCATGACCGGCGCAGTGGCGCTTGTCGAGACGAGCAGATCGACGACTTGGGTATCCGTGCGCATGATCAAGAACACGTGGTACCAAGTATTGGCGACGAGAGCCGAGCCTTGGTCGAGCGCGCCGCTGCCTGGGCCGACGACCCACGGCCCATTGCAGTACTTGGCCAGAGATGCGTTGAGGACCATCGTCACGGCATTGTCGTCAGAGGTCGCGCCGCCGGCCGCCACATCGATATACGTGGCCGGAGTAGTTGTGTCATTGCTGAGCGTCAGGCCGCCGAGATAGTTCGGCAGCACCACCGGCGTTCCAAACGCCCCACCGGTGCTGACGAGATCGATGTTGATGCTAAGCGTGTCGCCGGCGTAGTCGGTGACCCAGCCTTCCATCCACTGGGTCGGATCACCGTTGGACGACAACCGAGCGCGACAGCCAGGCGTATAGGCGAGACCATTTTGTGTCTGCAGCGACTGCGGTCCGAGCGCCAACGATAGCGCCGTCGTACTCGTGGCCTCGTAGCCGGGACCATCGACCCCCGCTGGCCCCTCTGCTCCCTGCGGACCCGTAGGTCCTTGCGTGCCAGGAAAACCTTGCGATCCAGGCGGTCCGATCGGACCAGGCGGTCCTTGTGGCCCAGGTGGTCCGACAGGTCCGGGTGGACCGGTGGCGGGCACGATCAGCTGCGTTGCGCCCGGAACAGCAGTTGTGCCGGTTGGATTTAGCGTGATCTTGTGCTGGCCGATGCCTCCCTGGTCAAAGCCGCCGGCCCCGGCCAATGGCAGCGGAGGAGGAGCATTGGGATTGGCTGGAGGAGGGACGCCATTAGTCATGAGTCGTACCTTCAACGACTGTACACGTGCCTTCCCAGAGCCGTTCCTGGTAGCCATTTGGCATCAGGCGAACGATGTCGGCGACGTAGCCGCCAGCGCCCAAACGGATCGAATGCTCGCGGTCGATCACGATCCAGAATTGTCCGGTCGTCGGGTCGGCGTTGATATAGATCCCGCCGTCTGGCGAATAGACGTAGACCGTCCCCTCGTGGTCGCCTTCTTGTTTCTTGATCTCCATCTTGATGATACTGCCGGTGAGATCGATCGGAATGAGGGTCACGCCATCAGTATCCAGCGTGCCGTAGATGAACGGCACCACCCAGTCCGCATTCTTGGCGATGTTCATCAAGCCACTGTAGTAGGCAGGACCGGCCATAGCTCACTCACGCCGCTGCAAACCTGCCGTCGACGTCCTCATATTTCAGAAGCGTGGGCGATGCCGAATTCAGATCAGCTAAGCAGCTCGCCTCGGTCGATCGGTGCTTCTGTGACAACGTGTTGAACTGGTTATTCATATTGATCACATCTTGCGCCGTCAGCGGATAATGTACATTGTTCTGAGTAAAATCGATCGGATCAGTCGGCGCCAAAGATTGGGCGTACATCGCCAAGTTGCCCAGCAGCATCTGGCTGGTCCTGTCAGTCGCGACGGGGATGACGCTCGAATCGATGGCAGTGTAGCTGAAGCCGCCCGTGACGTAGTTATAGCGGCACTGGCTCGAATACATGATCAGGATGTGGTTGGTCTCGACAGGCTGCTGATAAGGGCGCATGTCTACTGGATTTGGCACGAGGGCTGTCTGTGGAGGAGCCGGGCCATATCTAGTGAGGGTACTCAGCGACTGATCATAAGGGATGATCCTGACCCCGGTGCCATAGGCAGAGGCTGGCACGTCTAAGGAGTCGTCGTGGCTGCCTGAAACAAGAGCGTTCTGACAATAGAGCAAGAGCATGGTGCGCCCCTTAACCGTAGATTACCGAATTCCAATTGCCGAACCCGCCATTGAGCGGCGGCGATGGATAACCATAGTTGGCTGATCCGCCGATATAGAGAAACGAGCCCGCTCCGGCCCAAGCAGCGGCGCCGTTGGCATTGGCCGTGCCCATGCCGAAGTCGACCGGCAAGCTGCCGCTGCAATTCTGATTGAATTGACAAGCGTAGCTGGCGTTTTTCCAGATGTAGCCGGTCTGGACGTAGCAAGCCGAGTTCAGGGCTACGCTGATGCCGTTGGCGGCATTGCATGACGAGGCGACGCCGTAGTTGCCGGGCGAGCCGATCTGTATGAATGATTGTTCTGAATTACCGAAGCCGTCGTAACCATTGGAAAACGCATAGGCGGCATAGAGAAACAGGATCGAGGTTCGGCCGGTCGAGACGAAGCCGTTGTTGTTGTTGCCGATCATCACGCACGGGCCATGCGAGAAATAGCCCCAGCTCTCGGCGCCGCCGATCGCGGTCATGCCCCAGTTGCCATTGACGCAGGCCAGTCCGCCGGCGATGCCCTGCGGCGGCTGAGCGAACTGCTGCCAATCCATGACGTAGGTGTCGTAGCTGCCGCAGACCGAGAGCAGCTGCTGATCGGAGATCGGTCCCGTCGAGTGATCTCCCGTGTGCAAGATCGAGTCGTAGAACGCCAGAGTACCATTGATCTGCACCGAGCATCCCAGAGTGAACGACAGCTCGGTGGAGAACTTGGTCCGCAGCATGGCCAAGTTCGTGTTGGTATCGGCTATTCGCTGAGCCGCAGAGTTGCCGTTCTGAGCGAACACGCTCGGCGGCGGGATCTGGTTTTGCATCTGCGCGCCAACGAAGCCAAGCCGCGAGCTGTTCGGATGATCGATCAAGATCATGGTGCTGTACGCCCACTTGCCGGCCGCGATCTGGAGAGTCACGAAACCGTTGTGGGTGATCTTGTACTTGGTCAGATATTCCAGCGCGGCGTTGATGTCGGGGAAGTCGGCTCCTGTGCCATGAACGTGAAACGTGACCTGACTGTCGATCAGATCGCCGGGAGGAGACGGGATGCTGCGGATGAAGCCTTCGATCGCCTTGCGCAGCTGCATGAGATCAGAATTAGCCGGAACAGCACATGGCGTGTCGGAGAAATCCTTGTAGCCACGAATATTCGCCCGGCTGATGACCTCGACCACCTCACGCTGATCGAACTCGATCGAGGCGGCAGGCACGATCGACCCCTGGATGCCCGCATTGGGGTTGCCGTCGATATACGGCGCGTTCGGAAGAGTTGGTTGGTCCAGCGGCTGATTGTATTGCATCTATCGCCCCGTAAACTTGCGATAATCAAGAACTTGATGGCGCGTCGGCTCAGGTGCGGCGTAGAACTTGTTGCGCCACTGGGTGGTATGCTTCCTGTGCCAAGGTCGCTCGCGATCCATGTGTCGCCTGTTGACGAAGAAGTCCCAGACGAACCACCGCACTGCCACGCCGAGGTCAGGCGGATCATGCGACGCTACCTGCCCGATCACGTGCTCGATCGTGCAGCGATTCCAGAAGGCGATGATCTTCAAGCCTTCGACATATTCCGGTTCTAGATCCATCATGTCAGTAGTTGGCCGCCTCCGCCCACATCGTGGTGATGTTGAATTGCCAGGTGCCAATGCTTGGAATGCTTGCTAAGACGACGAAGCCCTCGTTAGCAGCCAGCACGAGAGGATGGTCACCTTGTGCTTTCTCAAATACCGGAATCGATCCCTGAGTGAAGATCGTACCGGCTGTCGTAGGTATCTGCAGCATCTGAGTGTAAAGCGGTGCAGAATCAAGAGTTCTTGTGCCAGGATTGAGGCCGCCAGTATTTGACACTTCGATGATGGCTTGCGAAGCAGCCATGCTAGTTCGCAGTTGGTTCGTGTCCCCGGCAAGATTGACCGAGGTGCCTCCTGTATCCGCTACGGTGAAGTTCCTGGCGACATAGAAATCAAATGTCCCCGGACCAGCCGAAGCGAACGGCGTCGTGGTGCTCCAGGCCATCATCCTGACGCTGGTTATCGCGGCCACCATGGAGGTCGCCGCCCACTGGAATGAATAAATTGTGGACAGTGCAGGCAAGCTGCCAGCCATCGATCCGCTTTTGGCCACATGTTGATACACGCCCCCCACGCCGTAATCGACTGGATACGGCGTGGCGTAGAACATCGACCGTTGCACTGAGCCATCGCCTTGCGGCGAGATATCCCGCATGCGCAACGTGAAGATGTTGCCCATGCCGTCCTTGATGAGCTTGTTGTCGGGCATTTTATGGCAGCCCCATCGGTAGATACATGGTGTTGTACGGTTGCGTGTAGTCGAGCGCCTCCAGCGGCGAGTAATCGTAGATGATCTTCGTGTGCGCCGGCTGGATCTTGTTGAACACGCACTCAAGATCGGGCGCTACCAAGATGGCGAGCAAGCGATCGATGCCGGTTTGACTCGAATTGCACCTGAAGTAGATCAGCTTGAGCGCGTTGACGTGGATGGTCCAGTAGAACCGCATCTCCGGCGGTCCCAACTGCCACTTGTAGAACGGGTCGTTGTGCCCGAGCCCGTCGCCGATATAGGCATTGCGCGTGTCACCGCAGCGCGACACCCCGGTCATGTAGGGCGCGTACTCCTGGATGACGATTTCGTATCCAAGCAGCTGCGCGATGTGGACGAAGAATGCCCGGCTCTGGCCGCCGAGCAGCGTCATCTTGACGACTAATCGTAGCCGTCTCTCCTCTAACGCGGTCGGCGGGTGCAGGATGCATGGATCGGGCAGGCCCCAAGCGCGCTCCCAATCAGTCAGCAGCTCTGTCGTTGCCCGCGGGTCTGACTCGCGTTCCAGCAAATCGGCGGCGCGGCCATCGACAAAGCCCCAATATTCGGCGAGGCCCGTGATCGCTTGAACCAGCGTGCTGTCAAGGCTGCGCGGCCACGCTTGTCCCTGCGGCAGCAATCCGAGCATCGCATTGGCGTAGTCATCCCCGGATCGCCGAATGTGTCGATCAGACATGGCATTGTTTAACCGTAAGTTACGTCTCCGAGCGTAGCCATGTGACCGTTGTCGGGCATCACCATATCGGTCGCGCTCAGGTCATAAGAAATCACGCCGGGCGCCTGCATGATGCCTTCGTCGGTCCAGGCCCGATACCAAGTCTGCCCCGGCATGGAGCGCACAAAGAATTCATTCAGCAAACTGTTAGTGATGGCGGCGCGCGTCGCTACAGTGTCGGGATTAAGCCAACTGATATGCACATTGATCGGATTGGGGATCGGTGCCACGACAAAAAAGTCTTTCACCGCCACTGGCCGCACCGTGTCGAGATAGGCGGCGACCGCATCGACATCATCCGGAGTTGGGAAGCCACCGTTGTCCGCCCTGAGATGGTCCATCATGAAGCGGACCGTGACCGTGCCCATGCCCATCTCTAACGGATAGCTCCAGGCGCGCGTCACGCCATTGACCGCCAACGCCCATTGCACATAGTCCTTAGCATCGCCGCCCATTGGCGGCTCACGAATGCGCAGCAATACGCGTGTGCGCAGCTCTTCGTCGGTTTCATCATCGGTGCCGCCATCCATCGTAATGACGGTTGTGCTTCGATCAACGCCGACCGGAGCCGCGACCAGTGTCATCGTCGTGCCGGGGTCGAGATTGCCTATGCTGCCAGGATCAAGCGCACGCGCCACCACTGGCGTCGGCACATCGCCGACAACAACTTGTTCGAGGGTTTCGTAGCCGATCCCTGTCGAGTAGGTTAATTGCGATGATTGTGGCAGCACGGCTCCATAGGTGCCGGTGACCGAGATCTCTCCGCTAGCCAACGACGCGAGTTTGCGTCCAATCGAGCCATCCGCGTTGACCAACCATATTTGTCCATGCCGGTCGAGCCATTCGGCCTCTGCCGTGTCGGGCAGCAATTGCAGTGCTAACCAATCGATATATTGAAGTGTTAAATGAGTCACCGCGCCAGTGGTATCGGAAACGACGCGCAGCACGCTGTTTGGCACGTTCGCATCCGCGCCTGGCAAGCTGGCGTTGACGCTGTCGCGCACAAACGATCTGACCTGCCTGAGACTTGGCGTGCTCCAAGGCATTGGACGTTTTGTTTGTTGGAATGTCAGCCAGAAACGCTGGCCAGCTCGTCCCACAGGATCGCGTAGCGCAGCTCAATCGACCGGAGCGGCCCGCGGTACACGTGGATCAGTGCGTCGATGCGTTGCTTGTCCATGCGCGTCACGGTGACGTCGAACGTTGAGGCGACGCGGCGATCAACAAATGGCTGGATTGCTTGGATGATGTAATTCTGTATCCAGGCCATGGTCGCACCGCGCTGGGCGTTTGGGCCTTCAATCGCCGAGCGCCGCAGCAACCATAGCTTCGAGCCTATGTCCCACCCGCCCCAGATGGCCTGGGCATCGAGGTTTCCCCACCAGCCCTCGCGATCCGTGGAGTCCGGATCGGGCAGGACATCGTCCGTCGACGCCAGCGCATTGGTGCCGAGCGCGACGCAAATCGCCGTCGCCAACGCTTCGGTATCGTCGAGTGTGCCATCACCAAGTACACGCCAATCCAGCGTGACCGAATACTTAGGAAAGTAAGTATTCTGAATGAGGCGAATGTCGGGGCAGTCGCTCGTCATCCGATTTTGCCAAAGCCATTTTTCATTGGCCCTTTGGTGGTTATAATTACGCCGAAATTGGCTTTACCCTTGAGCGCGCCGACGTAGACGTTCTTGTCGCTGTTGACCTCGTGATAGCCAACGCCATCGTCGAGATACTGGCGCACGTTCGTGCCACTGTGGGCCGTCTCGTCCTGAGTGAGATGCACGAACCGCTTCGACTGCGTGTTCTGCTGCTGGACCGACTTCTGACCCTTCTGCTGGCCCTGCTGACCTTGCTGGCCCCCGCCGCCGCCACTGCTACCACCTCCGCCGCTGCTGTCACGCGTTTGCCCTTGGCCGCCCTGCTGCCCACCCTGCTGACTTTGCTGGCCGCTTTGTTGATCGACCAGCGCCATGCGCAGCGTCTTGTCCTTCGGGCCCGACCAGAACCCGCCATCCTTGTGCATGTGGAACTGCAAGTAATCCATGGCGGTGCGGAACATCGCAGCGTCGCCGGGATCGAGGCCCCAAAGCCGGTGTCGCCGATCGTCCATGGCGCCCGCCACCGGATAACTGCGGTTGCCGCCCATGAAGCTCATTGCCACCTCGGCACCGTCGATCAGCTTGCCCAGCGCGTCCTTAGTGCCGGGCATACATACCGAGGTGAAACCGTAATTCTGCGGAGCCTCGACGCCTGAGCGGCTCTCGCCCTTCATGACATTGCCGGCCATCTCCTGCATGAACTTGGAGTCGTCGACCGTGTCCACAGTGGAGCGTGCCCCACCACCTGAATAGGCGCGGACGACCGTGCGAAATGGCGTGGACCGTGTGACCATTGTTATTGTCCTATGTTTTGTATTCCGAGTTGTTGCGCCAGGCTCGGGCTGATCGAGCCGAGCCCGAGCTGCTGGCCGAGCGACTGTTGAACGATGGGTGACGGCTGATACGGCGGTGGAACGGTCACCGTCGGCACATTCTGCGGCGTTGCGGGTGGATTGGTGGGCTGCGGAACGACTGCGGTCGCACTTGGTTCGGCATCCACATCGGACACATCGATGCTATAGTCGTTCAAGCCCATCTTTGGCCACACGCATTCCAGCACGGTCTCAGTGCCGTTCTCGCTGTCCTGCTGCCAGGTGCAGGTCTTGATCTTCATCGACTGACTGAGCGGCGCCATGGGGCTATCGACAAAGACGCTCTGGCCCGCGTGCCACAGGTTCCCAGATGGCGTGAACCAGCCCTGAACGGTGATGTTGGCGACAATCTGAGTGGCGTCGGTCCAGTGAGCTTCGAAGTCGGCGCGCCATTGAAGCTCTGCGACACTCTTGACTGGGTCCTCCATGGGCACGACCAGCGTGCAGGCCGCACAGCTGCTACCGCTTGAGTCAGCCTCCTGCTCGTTTGCGTCCGGCCCGCTCTGCTCGTTGCTGCCGTTGACCTGTCCAACGGCCTGGATTTCTTGCCAGGTGTCTTCGATCGAGAAGGTGACCTGCATCTTCTTGATGTTGACGCCCTCCTTGAGCACGGCAACGTCGGGGGAGCCGTGCGTTCCAATCAGGACCGCGTTACCATTGGCATAGTTGCTCAGGGCTACATGCCGCTCGCGAGCGCGGCCGTCGAGAAAGTGCCAAATATTATCACCCGGCGATCCCTGGACCTTATCGAACGGTGCGAGGTTAACATCTCCGAGCAGCTCAACGCCCACGCCGTACTGGTTTAGCAGGTGATCGGCCATCTGCTTGATGTTCATGCCATCCATGTTTGCTTCTTTGAGCTTGATGTGGCTTTTGAAGCCCCAGAAGCTGGCAGACTTGCCGATGATCATTACCTGGTGACGCTCGGCGTCATAGGCCACTTGGCGCTGCATCACGCGACCAGTCATCGCTGGCACGCCGCCCAGGGTGAGAAAGAAGCTAGCGCAGGGTTGGACGACGATGTCCTTCCAGTCAGGTCGTATCGGTGGACCCTCCGCCGTCGTGAAGCGAAAGTATGAAAACGCCTCGCACCATCGCTCCTGCGCCCACACCGACTCCCACTGATTAAAGTTTTGACCATAGACGGAAAGGTTGGCGATCTCGCTGGGCTTAAAAAAAGTAGCTGGCATTTAATCACGCTGACAGCGCTATACCTGTGACCGGGCAGAAGGCTGGATGCACTATTTTATTTTCTGCCCGCAGTTCATCGGCACGGCTGGCATCACCATACAAACGATAGGCCAGCGTCAATGTCGTCATCGTCTTCGTGAATTGATAGTTGATCAGCCGCGGCAATGGCCGCGCCGTTGTTACGAGATGATTGACGACCGCCGCATAGAGCGCGGTTTCTGCTTGGAACGTCGCTTGATCCATGTCGTCAGCCGAGATCTCAAGCGCGTCTTCAAACGGCTGCCGAATGGCCTTTTTGATCGCGTCGACGTCTTGTCGACTGGCAAAGTTCATGCTGGCGATGATCTCAGCCTGCGTCGCGAGGCACAGCTCGATGCCGACGTTCTGCACTAGCGTCGCGCCGAGCGTGAGCGGCTGCTCTGCCTCAGTCGAGCCACGGACACTTTCGAGTTGCGGGTAGGTCGCGCCCGCCCGGCGCACGAGGACGAACACATCGTTAAACGGCGGACCGAGTGCGTCCTGGCGCAGCAGCAAATAGGCATTGGCCTTGAGATCGCCGATCGCCGTGCGTGCGTCCGAGCCTGGCCGTCCCTGGCTAGGTACCAGCCGACCGAGCTGCACCATCATGCGCTGGACGATGCCAGCGGCTTCTTCTGCGTCGACCTTGTTCATGCGAATAATTGCGGCGGCTGCGGTCCTTGGTATTGCCCGGCGGCCACTCCCGCCAATTGGTCTTGCACTCGTTGGCGCAGATCGGCGGCGGCGTTAGCCACGCTGGTGGCTGTATCTTCGAGTGTATATGTTGCCACACCCGCTTCCAGGAACGTGCAGTCAAACGTGCAGTAGCCGCCGAATTTTTCCTCCTCGGTAAGCTTGAAGCGCTGACACCACACTGTCATCGGCGGCAGGGTCTGCACCTGCAACAAGCCCGAGTTGCCGTCGGCCAGCTTTTGAAACAGCAGATCACGCGCTGTGCGATAATCCCGCGTATAGAGCGGATTGCTCGCAATATCGAGCGGATAGGAAATGCAATAGGCGCGCAAGCTCCAGGCATATGCTTGGTGCCCCATATCTTCACAATAAGGCAAATCACGCTTGGGGAACTGGTGCTCGACTAATCGACGGCCACCCTCCAAACTGTTTGCTTCGCAATGGAACGTTGCGCCGCGAAACGCGGCTGGGATGAGCTGGTCGCGCCAGGGATTGCGGATGTCGAGGATCGTGGCCATCAGCCTGCCGCCATCTCGTCTTGTGAGAACGTGGTCGCCGGGCCGCCGGAAGCGTGCTGCATCTGCGCCTGACGATTGATCCGTACTGGTCGGAACAACGGTGTGCGACCGCCCTTGGCGGAAGCTGGCTGGTCCTGATGCGTGATCTCGACGGTGCCTTCGACGGCGCCGTTGAGCTTACCCAAATCCTTGTCGATACTTAACCGCGCCGCTCGCTCTGCCGCTCGCACATCCGCACGCGAGGCGCCGTAATGAAATTGGGAGGGAGCAGCATCCTGATCTGCAAACGCTTCAATTTGGCCGCCAGACTGTGGTGGCGTTAGAGAGCCGACCTGTTTCAGGCCCTGGATGGTGAAGCGTGACGCGGCAGGTAATTGAGCTATATCGGATATAGCCGGAACGCCGCGCACCGCCGATAGAGCTGTTTCCACGGCTGTGTTTGCCGACTCGCGTGGCATTCCGGTGAGCCCCGCATATGCGCGCCCGGCCGTTGTTTCGACGGCCCCACTGACAGGCGAGAGCGCTAGTCCACCGGCTGCCCTCGCAAAGCCAAGCGACGGCAATGCATGTTGCAAGGCTTCCGTCGGCGTTTGCGCGCCGCGATAATTCAAATAATCACCAATCCCTGTCCAGGCGCGACGCACCGCGCTGCCGATATCGGTGACCGGATTGCTCAACAGTTGCGTGCGCTCCAGATAGTTTGCGCCGCCCTCGGCCATCTTGGTCGGCAATTCGCCAACCGTAGCTGGACCAGTGACAAGCCCGTGTTTGAGCGGGATGACGGCTTCGGGGCCCGCCTCGCCGATGAGCGCATGGGTTGGCTTGGTGACGATGCCGCCTTCCCGCATTCCACGCAATGCCTTCGCTTTTCCTGTCAATCCAGCCAGTAACTCGGGACCTTTCGGAAAGCGCGTCTCAACTTGACGATTGGGAGACGTGAATTCGCCAGACGCTATACGTTGACTCAAATTAGCAGCGCCCATTGCTCGTCCTAAGCTACTGGTATCGCCTGGAGTTGCCGCGTAGCCTTTTCCCAGCGGTGTAACGGATTGGCCAGCACCGACGACCGTCGGTGAAGCCACGATTATTGACTGCCCGCTCTGAACAGACTTGACGATTTCCGGCCCTTTCTCGCCGACAACTGTTCGCCCAGTCGTGCCGCCCCCCTCGGCCATTTGCGGGAGGCCTGCAGCACCCGGCCGGCCAAACACCCCAGTATCGATCAGGCGCTCGATACGCTGATTAAGATCATGGAATTCTTTGGTGTTAGTGTCGACAGCTTGGACCTGTTCCTGGGTGCGATCGTCCTCGACGTTGGTCGAGCGACGCCAGCCCTGACTGATATCGCCATAGCCGAGCGAACCCGGCGCCAAGCCAAACACATCGGCCCGATCGCCAGCAAACTGCTGCGGCCGCAGTACCTTGCTCCAATCTTCTTTTGTCTTTCCTGGTTGTAGGCCTGGCGCAAGGGCCGCCGGATGTTCCGGCGACGCCCATGGCGTCCACGTGCCTTCGTGGATTTGTTTTAATTGGTCAACAATTTGATCTTCCAGCTCCTTGCCGATATCGACAATCTTGGTTTCAAACTTCGTGGCCCAGCCGAATGTTAGATTAAAAATTTCTTCGCGAGTCTGCCGCTCTTTCTCCAGTGCCGCATTCAGCTCCGCGGCATCGGCCTGCATCTGGTCCTGGCGCTTGAGCTGTTCCTCGGTCAGCTCCCTGAAATCAGTCTGCCGGTTGATCAGCTCCTGCGCGCCGAACAGCTGAAGGAATATCTCCTCCTTATAGGTCGCCAGCTGCTTGTCGTGCGTCCGAGAAAACTCGTTGGCATAAACGTTCAGGCCCAGGTGCCGGATGTAATTGAGCCGTTGGGTTTCCGTCGTCAACGTCGACAGCCGGACCAGCGCCTGCTGCATCCCGCCGGCAAACTGCGCGCCGCCCATGGCAAAGAGCTGGGCGCGCCGTTCGCTGCCGGGCTGCATCAGTTCGGCATAGGCACGGCTGAAGTTCTGGATCAGCGATTGCGACGCCTGCGCGCTGATGCCCGCCTGTCGGAGCTGGTCGCTGATGCTCCTGAATTCGCCGAGCCTCAGTCCTGCCATCCTGGCCGAGTTGCCCATCTCGGTGATGTTGCGCGCCCACTCCTTCATGATCCCGAGCTGACGAAACAGTTCGTATCCAATGAGCCCGATGCCGAGCGTCCACGGGTTCAAAATCTTGGTCAGCTCGCCGAACACGCGGCCGACCCCGAGCGCCTCCTTGGTGAGATTGGCGACGGCTTTCTGCCATTCCTCAATTGCGGGCTTGGCTTGATTGCGCGCGTGTTGGACCGTAGACCCAACCTGCGACGCCGCCTGCTGAAATGCTTGCAGGTTGCGGGTCGCCTGGCCGGTGTCCAGGTCGACTTTTATGCGCAGGGTTTCTTGCTGGTCAGCCATTATCCGAACTCAAGCTCGCCGGCCTTGAACTTGGTGGGAGCTTCCGCTGGCTTTGCCGGTGCTGGCGCCGCGTTGCTGCGCTCCGTCGTGCCGCCCTTGAAGGCATCGCCCGACGCCGTCACTTTCACATCCGGCGGGGCATTCCGGTGGCGAAGATTGATTTTTATGTTTGACGTTGTCGCCTTTGCCAACTGCTGCTTGTCGAGCGTGGCGCGGTCATCGTTCTGGATACGGGCAATGGTGTCGCGCGTGTCCTCGCTGGCCGCATCTTTCGGCCAAGGTGTGAGCCCTTGAGACTTGGCAAGATCCGCATTTGCCTTTGCCATTTCATCAGGGCTCGGGGGCTTGGCATTAGGATCATCCAAGCGGCGAAGGCTGTAAAACTTTGACCAATAAGCCCAGTCCTTGTCGCCCGGACCAACGAAAATGTCCTTCACCGGGTCGGCCTGAATGATCTCTAGTTTTTGCGTCGCGGCATTCCAACCAGCCGGACCGATCGCTGCGGCGTGACCGCCTAATTGCCCGGGCGAGATGGGACGTCCATACATCCCACCATAGGTGCCAAGTTTAGATCCTAAAACATCTCCGGGCCGCGCACTTGTTAGTCCGCCGGGAACCTCCGTCCCAACACCTGCAAAGGTCGAGCCCGCTGTGTAGCTTTCTGGCGGTTTTCCACCCGATGCCTTGATGATTGAAGCAACAAACTCACCGCAGTCGCGGGCATCAACACTTAGACCCTGACTTGCAATAAACCGTTGAACTGCTGCCGTGTTGCCTGTGTGGGCCAGCGCCGCGGCTTGGGCCAAAATGTCCGGTTTGATTATAGCTCCAGAAGTCGTGGTCAAGGTTGGAATAGGCGTATAGCCGGAACCGGAAATGACTGGAGACGTGGTTATGCCACTAGGAGTAGGAGCAATTTGCGGCGCCGTCGTTCCAGGCTGCAAGCTCTTTATCCAAGCACTGCGGGCTCTATTCTCAGACTTGCGTGTAAACAGCGACTCATTCAGCTTACCGCCTTTGCCAAAATCGCCGGTCCAATCAAACTCACTCCCGGGCTGTTTCTCTCCAGCCGCTAGCCCTTGAGACGAATTATCAGTAGCATACTTCGTGATGTTGCTGCCGCCCTGCACCCTACTCATCGCAGCATTGAGAATAGCAAGGGACCCTTCTTTTCCAGCCCCCATATTGCCCCTTTGATAATAGCCGGGATTGCCGGGCTCACCCACCCACTTTGCGACTTGCGCCAATGTCTGATGCCGCGTCGATGCGCGGTTCATCATGCTTTCTAAAATTGCCTGAGAGCCTTCTGGGCTGTTCCCCTGCTCGTTATACATTATGTTCAATACTTTGTTGCGCAGTGCCGGGTCCTTATCCATCTCGGCAAAATACTTTGCTCGGTCACCCGCTAGACCGGCCTCGCCTCCCTCTGTGGGCACTGCGGGGGCTGCGATTTGCGGCCAGTTCGCCGCCGGTTTCTGACCCGTAAATCTTGCATCTAATCCAGGACCACCGCGCACCATGCCGGTGCTGATCTGGGCCGCATAGGCTCGCTGGGCGGGCGAAACATTCTTGAACGACGCAGGCAGCCCAGTGATCTCGGTAAATTTGGCGTCACTGACGTTGATGCCAAATGGCTGGGCGCCCATTACGGCGGCGAGAGGAGCAGCTGTAACGCCTCCACCTGGGGCAGGTTCCAAACCTCCACCGGGACCAGTACTGCTTTCAATTCCTGTACTTGGATAGCTACGGGCTCTGGCTGTTCCTGGACCGATACCGGGACGAAACGTCGGACCGTAACCGCCGCCCCCGCCAGCGCCCCCGCCGGCGCCCCCGCCGAGAACACCGCCGCCCTGACCTTCGAGTAGGTTGAGCATGCGATCCATGTTGAGGTTCAGCCGATGCACCTCGTCAGAGTTATCGTCGATGACGTTCCCGCCACCACCAGTGTCGGCAAAGCCGTAGAACTTCGCGGCAGTTGGCGCGGCATTCCTGCGTCTGAACGCATTGCGCAGCATATCCCCAAGCGGGTCGGGAAATTCGCTCTTGTTTTCTGGCAACGTCGGCAGTTGCAGGTTGCGCAAGCTATTCCAAAAATCTGGCATCCAGCCGCCCGACGGCTTCTGTTCCTGCTGATGTTGCTGAAGTTGTTTCAATCCTTCCTCCGGCGTCGGCAGGCCGAGCGCGCCTTTGTTGAAGCCAAAATCCATAATCTTTTCCAGTCGTTTTACAATTTCCTCCTCAAATGCCTGCATGTTGTTGATCAGCTTCGTTTCCGGCCCAGAGAGCATATCGTTGATGACGTCTTTGATCTCCTCCCGAGTCTCGCGCTCCTTCTCCATGGCCGCGAGCAGCTCGCGCTGGTTCTGATTGATCTCATTCGTCAGACCCAATCGCTTGGCTTCTGCCTGGGTCAGATTCTGGTGCACGTTCATCAGTTGAACCGCACCGAACGCCTGCAGATATTCCTGCTGCTTGTAGGCCGCCAGGACCGTGTCGTGGGTTCTGGCCATCTCGTTGCGGTAGACGTTCTCGCCCTGCTGGCGCACGAAATTGATACGTTCGATCTCGGTGTGGAATGAACGCAGCTGCAGCAGCGAGTTGGCCATGGCCTGGGCATTCTGCGGCCCTACCATCGCGAACAGTTCTCGGCGCTTGCTCGCATTCAGCATCAACTCGGCATACGCCTTGTTGAAATTCTGCACCAGCGCCGTCGCTCCCTGCGCGCTGATGCCGGCTTGTCGGAGCTGGTCGGTGACGTTCTTGAACTGCCCGGCGCTCAATCCCATCATGCGCGCGGCGTTGCCCATCTCCACGCCTTGGCGCGCCCAGTCCCGCATCGCATCGGTGGCGCGCTTCATCTCTACGACGGCCAAGCCCGCAGTTGCGCCCGCCAGGCTGATCTTGGCCACCTCCTGCAGCGTGCGCGTGACGCCGAGATACTCGCGCGCCAAGCTGCCAAACGCCCGGCTGACCTCGTCGACGCTCTCCTTCGCCTGCCGCGCGGACTGTTGCACCGTCGGCGCCAGATCGCCCAGCGACTTGCGCAGCTGCTCCAGCCCAGGCGAGGCTTGATCATCGAACTGAACGATCAGTTGCAGCGTTTGTTGTTGATCAGCCATCCGATTCTCGTCGCTGCAGCCGCGCGAGCTGCGCGGTGCGTTGCAAGTGTAGACGCACGTCTTTCAAGGGCATGTTGAGAAACAAGTCGGGAGGTTGGCTGTAATGGCGGGCGAGGCGATAGCAATCGAGAACGATGTCGTCCTCGTTGCCTATGAGACCCGACGAGTTGGAAGAAAAAAACGCATCAGCTCATAGGCGCAGGAGTTCCAGTCACGCGGGTCTAAACGATCGAGGCTAGTCACATACACATCGGACAAGGCCCCCATGATGGCGTGCATCTTACGCTCCTCGATGACCCAATCGCCCATCGAGTTCATTCGCACCGGGTTGCCGTAGCGATTGATGTCACCGCCGCGCGGCTCGCGAAACGATAGTTGATCGATCGTTTCGCCGTTTTGATTCTCAATCGTCTTCCAGGTGAGTTTCACCACGATCGGCCAAACCATCTCTTGCAAGGCGTCGAGTTCGGCCGGCGAATCTTGCAGCTCCGGCCCAGGATGCTTGGCCAACGCCGCCTTCACGTCCTCGGGCTTCGGCGGCTCTGGCTTATCCTCGACGAAGCCCTCGCGGATTTTTCTCGGCATGTCGTTCATGCGTGGAGACTCCTCTTATTTACCTAGAGGGGGATTTCCTGGCAGCTCAGGCCCTCCCAGCGCACGCGCACCTGACCATCGCGGGTGTTTGCTTCGAAGCCCGCCTTGCACGTCGCTGCAATCAACGTGTACTGCATTCGATTTGCCAATTGTGCGACCACGGTGCTGTTCGTTTCTTGCTCGAGAGCTTCCAACAACAATCCCGGAACGGTGGTGATGTCGCCCTCGATGTAGGGCACCCGCGGGAGTTCCTGGTACCCATGAACTCCATCCTGGCCTGCGATCATTGTCCGCTCGACAGCGCTTGGCGACACTGTGAAGTTGCCGCGCAGCGCAAGTTGATTTCCGTCCACGGTTAGGACATTATCTTCGCGACGGCTCGCTAAACCATCGTCGTCCTTGCGGACTGCTGCACATCCCTATGCAGATGAGACTATATCATCACCCTCGTGGGGTGCCGGGCGCTTCGGACCGCTTGGTCCTACTCTCTTGCGAGATAGTCGTTACACCTTCCGCTTTCGCGGCTTGGCTCGGGATTTTCCGTTCTGGACGTCCCCCGAATTCACCCGGTGATCGATGCTGATTACTCAGCAAAGGCGCTCAAAGGTTCACGCAATTCCGGCGACTCTGTCTGCCATAGGATTTCTCCATGTTTGATGAACGAAAGTCACATCCGAAACACTCTTTGCAAGGTCAGCGCTTTGGCCGCCTTATAGTGCTCGAATTTGCTGCTAGTCGCCGCGTCGGCACAGCCAAGAGCGCGAGGCGGTTTTGGTTATGCCGCTGCGATTGCGGCAAACAAGTTGAGGTGCGAACGGATCAACTCACGCATGGCGTCGCTAAATCGTGCGGTTGCTTGCAGCGTGAGGTTGCTACCAAACAAGGACAGGACTCGAGTTGGAACGTGACTCACGGCCATGCGCGAGCGTGGCCCCAGCGCAGCATTGAATACACAGCGTGGGTTGCAATCAAAGCTCGATGCCTCAACCCCAACTATCATCACTATGCCGACTATGGCGGCCGCGGGATCAAGATCTGTAAACGTTGGATAGATAGCTTCGAAGCCTTCTTGGCTGATATTGGCCCGAAGCCATCACCGCAGCACTCCATTGATCGGATCGACAACGACGGCAACTACGAACCTGGTAATTGCCGCTGGGCCACTGCGGAACAGCAAGCGAGCAATCGCAGGCCTCGGCGTCGCTAGCCGCTGGCTTGCGAAGCGGCGTTGAATGGCGCGGGCGCCGGGCCGATGATCTCGACGTCGATGCCGCGGTCGTATTGCAGGCGGAACTGATTGAGCACCGCGAAGATGCGGAGCTGGTTGATCAAATCAGGCGGATACAGCACGTTCAGGCGATTCGGATCATTCGGGTCCCGCTCGACAAGAAGATGCGCCTTGAATGCCGCCAGATTCTCAACAAGACCTACGTACATGTCTTGTTGGTATTCAGCGATCAGCTCGGACTTGATGATGCCGGGCGTGACGATGGCCTGCCCGGGACCGAACTTGGTTCCGTCATCGGCAAGTTTGTGACGCGGATACTTGCTGGTGATCGCCTGCTTCTGATTGCGCATCAGTTTGGCAAGCGTCGCCAGCGTGGTCACCAGCTCGTAGGCGTCGTCGGTCGCCCCGTACAAGTTGAGCTGATACATCGTCTGCTCACGGGCGATCATCGGCTGATGATCGGACCCCATTTTCTGGATGGCGATGCCGCTCGACGCGAGCGAGTTGATCTCGACGAAGTCGAATTGCTGATGGAACGGCGCCGACTTGATCTGGTTGAGCGAGAGCGACTGCAACGGCCGCGCCGGGTCATTGATCAGGGCGCGCTGCGCCTTGGCCGCATAGGCCGCAGCCCATTCGAAGTTCGGCGACGGGCTCGCCGCCTCGAACCCCATGGCCGAGATGGTGGCGTAGTTGTACGTCAAGCCCCATTGCACCAGGTCGGCATAGCCGTCATCGCCTGCGCCAGCCGGAACACCGCGGCGAGCGGTGAACACATGCCCAAACAATTGCCGCTCCCAGCCCCAGCGGCCGGTGTCGGTGAAGCCGTATTCCTGATCCCAATCAAACAGCGAATTGGAATCGGTGAATGGCATGGCGACATATTCGAACGGCGTCTCCCCCATATTGAGGATGGCGTTGGTCATCGCCGGCACGCCGACGCCACCGGTGAGCAGTCCGGTCGCCGGAAGGGTGATGCCGAGCCCGACCGGAGTTGCTTCGCCACCGCGCCCGCCGTAGTAGTTGAGCTGCACCGTGATCTCGTTGCCGCCGACGCCCTTCCACACGGCCACGAGATTTACGGTGCCGGTGGTGGCCGTGGCTGTGACCGGCAGCGTGTCATCGTCATTGATCGCCGCTTCGATTGCGCTGGCGATGTCAGTGATCGTATCGGTGGTGGCGATATTCACCGGGACGTGTGTGCCGGCGATGTAGAGATTGATCGTCCCAGCCGCGGTCGGCGGCGCCGCGATGGTGATCGTTCCGGTCGCCGCAATCGCAGCGACCGCCTCCGACAGCCCTATTCCCCAAACCTCGTTGGCGAAGTTGTTCGCATAATAAGCAGCGAACATCCGCGCGATCTCAGATCCCGCACCAAAGCGCGCATTCGCCTGCGACTGCGATCCGATCGGGATCGGCACGTCCGGAACGGCATTGCCTGCAGTCGTCATCGTGCCGACCAGCAAGGCGCGCAGATTGATCGATGGCAGGCCCGCCATCGACGGATCGACCTCGACCCAGTATAATGGCACCTTTATGTTGGCCGGTATGTTAGAAAAGCTAATAGGCATGACTCCTCCTCCCTCCGCCGGGGCGGAGCGCGCGGTTGGATTTGTTGGAAGCGACCGCGCGTGGAGGAGGCGGTCAGATGCGGCGACTTACTCCTAAGCGGGTTTTTCAGCCTGCCGCTCGGGCTGTTTTGGTTTGCTGTCTTCGGCGAGTTTCACCACGCCGGTGCGCAAAAGCTTTTTGGTAAACCGATCGTTCGGCCATTCGACACTGCCGGTGGGCCGAAAGGCCATGCCGCGCGCATGCTTGATGGTCTTGCGAATTTGCTCGGCGTTCATTGACGGATGCTCTCCGGGCACGACGCGCACGCCCCCAGGCTGGAATGCACGCAGCTTGTCGAGATTATCCTGGGTGCGCTGACCGCGCACCGATTTCGGATTGCCACCGATCTGCGTTTTGACGTTGACCATGACCGTTCCTCACTTGTTGAAGATGTACTTGGCTTGCACCTGCATGCGCTGCTGCATCGCCTCGGGCGTGTCGTCCGGTTTGACGCCGGTCGTGACATCGATCTCCAGCAAGGTGTCGCCCATCAGCTGCGAGCCGTCGGCGATGGCCGCCGTCCTGATCACGCTGCGTGCGGCCATAAACTGCGTCAGCGCCACCTGCGCGCTCAGCCCCACGTCGATCGTCGTCGACGCCATGAGATCGATATCTGTCGCCATGTCAGTTGATGATGATGCTGATCTGGCCAGCAACAAACCGCGGCTGGAAGTTTGGCCCGCCGATGACTTGCGCGCCACCTGCGAGCACGTCGCTGTCGATCAGATTGCCGCCGCTCGCCGCGTCAAAGAAACCAAACCCGCTGGCCGTGCCCTGCGGCCCCGTGGTCACTGGGAAAAAGACGTCGGCGATGTTGACAAACACGCTGGGCGCCGAGCCGGCTGGTGCACCGAACGCCGAGAAGGCGATGAGGTCGCCGCTGACGACGCTGGCATCGATCGCCGCATTCAAGGTCACGGTGTTTGCCGTGGTGTCGATCGCCGCTACGGTCTGGCCGCTGACAATGGCGTCCTCCGCGCTGGCATCAAACACGCTCATGCCGATCGCGACCCAGGATGGCACGGAGGCAAACGTCAGCACCGTGCCGCTGGCGGTGTTGGCCGACGTCGCCGCTTGGCCAGCGATCTGGGCGCGCGCATAGCCGTTGCCGTTCAGCTCGACACCGCCGACGTTGGCATCGGACGGCACGGTTGCAAACAAACCCATCCAAATCGCGGGCAACACCGGCATCGGCTGTTGACCGGTGAGCCATCGGCCAAATGCGTTGGCGGCATAGTCGCTGGCGCCGCTCATGGAAACTCCGGATCCCACATGGTGCGATAGAAGCAAGAGGCGGTGTATTGCAGCTCGGCAAATGGGGTTTCGTTGTTACCGGTCGCCAGGCCGAAGTTGTGCTTGCGCTGGCCGCGCACGATGGATTCGATTTCGACGTTGCCCGCGTTCTGCGTTTTGTTCCAGGGATTGTAGGTGTTCCATACGTTCATCACATACGGATCACGCCATAGCCGGTTCATGATCTTGGCAAAGGCCTGATCGAGCATGCGGTGGGCGTCGTCCTGATTGTTATGCGCGATGGCGACCGAGAAGCCGATGCGCAGCGTGTGACTGAACCGGATGTCGGTGCAGTTGGCATCGCCGTCCGGTCCCATGTTCTCGTCGACCAGATAGACGCCAAGATAGGGCAACAGGTGGGCCTGCACCGGCTCCATCTTGGTGAGCCGTTTGTTATAGCCGGCAAAGAATGGTTCGTGGTTGGCCAGCATGTCGAAGAACGTTTTTTGGATCAGATAGCCGTCGCTGTGCTCCTGCCGGACCGGGCTCGCCGGTGGCTGCGGCAGATAGATCGGCGACGTGCTTGCCGATTGCGCCGTGGGAAACCAATACAGGTTCATGGAATTACAATCAGCAACGGGACCACCAACTTGCGTAAGGTCAAGCTGGTTTCGCCGCCGCCATTGTTTGACACATTGGTGACCTGAAACGATCCGACTGCCGGTTCTCCCGAGCCCGGGTCGATTGGAATATCGATCAGATCATTTTGCTCTGGCAGCACAGTGAACTCAACATCGCGGACATCGATATAGGTCTTCTGATCGGAGAATATTGAGCCGTCCTCCATCGGCACGCTGAGTTCATCACTGTGATAGATTGCGCGCGCCGTATAGGGCCCTAGGCCCGGCCGCGACGCGATCGGCCGCACTGTGATCGGCCGCGCCCATAGGTCATAGTTCGGGCCATAGACCAAGGTGCTGAAGTTGACAGACATCATTTGCTCTTGAAGCTCAGGGTGCCCAACAAGTCCCGCATGCGCTCGACCAGGGTGTCCCACAATTCCTGGCGCAGGATCGGGCGCGTGCTGGGCGCCGGTCGCAGACCGCGCAAGGCGCGGATCATGGCTGGCAACCGACGGCCTGGCGGGCGCCCGCGCGGGGTGCCGCGCGATTTGTAAGGCCTGGCCAATCGCGACCGCGGCCAAACATCGGTCTCGACCGTTTGCTCGTCCGGCCGCTCGATGTTTGGATAGCGCCGCTTCATATCCTCGACCTGCCAGTCGTTCACCTCGTTGGCCATCTTGTCGGGGAAAGCCTTGAGCTGATCGATCATGCTGGCGAGCGCCGCATCAACCGCGGCGGAGTCGACTTCGATCGGCACCGCTACACCTCGATGCGTGTGTACTGCATCAACAGCGGGTGGATTTGTTGCTGCGCTTGCGACGCGACGCCGGTTTTCAACAACAAAGCATTAGGGTCAAAGAAGGAAACTCGCGCCTCCTTGTGCGCCAATTGGCGTATTCCGGCGACTTGCGCCTGGCGCATCAAGATGCGGTCTTCGCGGATCAGCAAAATCGCCGCCTGCTTGAGCGGCAACGGCGCCTCGTCAGGCAACTTGTAGCCGCCCGAATAGGTGACGGTGATCGGCTCGTCGCTCCAGCCGTTGTAATTCGATAGCTTCCCGGATGCCGGCTCGAGGTCCCAACTCGTTTGATCGAGCGATGATCCGTTGACCGTCACCGTCTCGATATCGGCTTCCTTGACTGGCCAGTGCGAGAGAAATACCCGGCGGCTAGCGAGACAACGCCAGTTTTCCTCGACTTCCTCATAGGCAAATGTGCGATTGCACAATTCGGCGATCGTCGCCGAGCTGATCGAGATCATCATCTGCAGCTGTGCATCATCGGCCGGTGTCGATGTGCTCAAGCCCAGCAGTGTCTTGGCCTCGTCCAGCGTCAGAAAGTCGAACTGCGTCGCTGGCGTCAAAACCTTGATCGTGCGGTCGGCCATCAGCGCGTCTCGACTTGGAACTGCTCGAACAGCCCGCGCAGCTCCAGCGCCGGGCCTTCGCTGCCGTCAGACATGACCGGCGTTGCCAGATAGCGCGTGCGATCGATCTTCCAGCTTTTGAACTTCGGCGCCGCGGCACCGGCCGGCCCGACATCGCCCTTGGCTCCGCGCCCGCCGGGCTCGCCGCGTTCCCCTTTGTCCCCGCGCTTGCCCTGGCTCGCCAGCAATTGCCAGCCGTCACCTGGGCAGGTGCTTGGCTTGTCGCGCTTGGCGATGAACGAACCGCCGTTGAGGTTGACGATGTCGAGCTGCGCATAATCGGCGCCGGCATCATAGAGGCCGCGGATCACCGGAATGCTTGCATCACGCCCGGCGACGGCGAGGCAAATCCAATCCGCGCCGGTCGGAGTTTGGGCGGTGTCGCACGTCGCCTGGAACGTCGCCCCGTCATAGGCCACGACATCGCCCGCATAGGACACGCTGCCCTCGCGCCAGAGCTTGACGATCGGCAGCTTGCCGGGCGGGCCCTGCTCGCCTCGATCCCCTTTTTCACCCTGCGCGCCGGGCAAGCCAGCCTCGCCTGTGAGCCCGCGCTCGCCGGGCGCACCGATAGGCCCGCGCTCACCGGGCGCACCAGCGAGCCCCGTATTGCCTTGGGGGCCCTGTTGGCCGGGCGGCCCGACGTCGCCGGTCGCTCCACGCTCGCCAGCGGCGCCGGGCTCACCACGCAGGCCAGGAGGGCCCGGGTCGCCGTGTTCACCGGTCTCGCCTTTGGCACCATGGGCGCCTGCTTCGCCGGGCAACCCGCGCTCGCCGGACGCCCCGACGGGGCCGACCTCGCCGGGGGCGCCCGGCTGGCCCGCTTCTCCCCGCAGCCCTTGCGGTCCGCAATCGCCCCGCGGGCCGGGGGGACCGATCACACCTTCAGGACCGGGGGGACCATCGGCGCCGTTGTGCACATTGGCTAGGCGCACGGCGACCATCTCGGTGATTTCCGCGCGCATGCCGATGATCTCGGCGCGCAGCTCGGCGATCGTTTTCTGCGCTTGCGTTTCGATCAGCGTACGCTCGCGCTCCCATTGCTTGCGTTCCCGATCGAGGGCTTGGGCGAGGACCGCGCGCCAGCTATCAATCAACAATTCAGCGTCCGATCCGATCGGCGGCGGCAAAAAGTCGTCGGACCTCTCGATCAATGTCATCGCGGTTGACCTTCTGCGCAGGCGGCGGCTTAGGCTCAGGCGCCTGCGTGGGCGGCGCGGGTGGTGGCGCATGCGGGGCGGGCGGCGCTGGCGTCATGCCGACTTGGCTGAGCGGGACTATTTGCTGCTGCACGCGCGGCTCATCGCCATAGGGCACGTGATCTAAACCCTCTTGCTCCCTCGCCTCGTTAGGAGCAAATATCCCGCCCTGTACGCCGCGTGCGAGCGCTTCAATACGATCCTTCATTGCCGAACGCAGCAACGCCTTCGTATCAAACTCAACGACCTCGTCCGGTTGGCCCTTTAGATTGAACAATACGCCAAACGCTTCTTCGACATGTTTGATTGCAAACCCGAGTCCAGACGCAATCCACTCCCGCATCAATGCTTCAGTTGTGTTATGCCCCGTATTGCCGCCGGACGTGCTGCTGAGCCCGAAAATTTGCAGCGGGATGCGAAACGCCAACGCGATGTTCTGCTGCGATAGCTTCAAGACCTCGGCGAGTTCTGCGTCTCTGGCCGTCATGCCCCACGGCTGCGGTTTAAGCCCTGCAGTCAGGATCGGCGTCTTGCCCTGGTTAAGTCCCTTGGTCTGCTCGTCCCAGCGATCGCGCAGTGCCTGAACTTGATCTTTGTCGAGTACGAGATCCGTCGTCAGCACCGCGCTCGGCCGCGCCTGGTTCATATAGAAAGCGATTTGCTGCTGCAGCATCGCATTGCCAGCGGCAATATCGTCGGCCGTGCTCAGGATCGGCGAGTCGCCAAGCAGCGGATACGGATAACGATGATTGGCGTGCAACCGGATGTGCAAAACATCGCGCGCTGGCACCATGAATTGCTGGCTCTGCGTTTGCGCCAATCGCTGAGCGATAACCGCATTACCCGCCAGCCGATAGAAGATGTCGCCGGTCGTCGCCAACTG